AGTTGTATTAAGTGGTGACCCAGGAGCAACTGGTGCAACTGTTGTACTTAAGTTCATCGGTGTTGCTGGTTCTTCAGACGCTAGTTAATAAATAATTCTTGTGGGCCTTCGGGCCCACATAAATTTAACGGAGATTAAAATATGAAATCAGATGTAAAAGCAGTTAGACAAACAGCAGCAGGAGGAACTGGAGTTATTTTTGCTGGCAGAACAAGATTAAGAGGAATTATTATTGAATCAACTGATGCTGCAACAGCAGGTTCAGTTGTATTACAAGATAATACTGATAGTACAACTTTATTTTCTGCAGGTGTTCCTGCAGGAGATGTTTTTTCATTCAATTTACCAGAAGATGGAATTTTATTTCCAGGTGGAATGAAAAGCTCAACTTTGTCTTTAGCTAATTTAACTGTTTTGATAGATAAATAAGGAGAGTAGATGGCTACCTCTGGAACAACAATTTTTGAATCCAGTTTTTCTATAGCTGATGTTGTAGAAGAAGCTTATGAAAGAATTGGTATTCAAGGTGTATCTGGATATCAATTAAAAGGTGCACGACGTTCTTTAAATATTTTATTTCAAGAATGGGCGAATAGAGGTTTACATTATTGGGAAGTAGGTAATAATTCTATTACACTAGTAAATGGTCAATCAGAATATACTATGTATAGATCAACTGCTGATGGAACTTCTGATGCAACAGCTATTTATGGAGTTGATGATATTTTAGAAGCCGTTTATAGAAATTCTTCAAATGTTGATTTTCCATTAACAAAAATAAATAGATCCGCGTATCAAGGTTTATCTAATAAAACAGATACAGGAACTCCTACTCAATATTTTGTTCAAAGATTTATAGATAAAATTACAATTAATTTATATTTAGTTCCAGGTTCAACTGAAGCAGGTAATACAATTAATTATTATTATGTAAAAAGAATCCAAGATGCCGGAGCCTATACTAATGAAGCAGATGTACCTTATAGATTTGTTCCTTGTATGATTGCAGGTCTTGCTTATTATTTAGCAATTAAATTTGCTCCTCAAAGAATTGAAATGTTAAAAATGTTATATGAAGATGAACTACAAAGAGCTTTACAAGAAGACGGTTCTTCTTCAAGTTCTTTTATTACTCCAAGAACTTATTATCCAGAGGTATAGCATGGCTTTAAGTAAAGGAAAATTTGCTCAGTTCATATCGGATCGTTCTGGTATGGCGTTTCCATATTCCGAAATGGTTATAGAATGGAATGGATCAAGAGTTCATGTTTCAGAATATGAAGCTAAACATCCACAATTAGAACCTAAACCAACAAATACTGATGGACAAGGTTTAAGAAATGCTAGACCAGATAGAACTGAGCCTGCTACAGAAAGTTTATTACCAGGTAATCCATTTGATATTACGTCTGGATCTACAACAATTACAGTCACAGAACCTGGTCATGGAAGAAGTACTTCAGATATAGTAGTTTTTAGAAATGTAGATGGATCTCCAGGAGGAGTTGCGTATACAGTATTTGAAAATGCTAGCGGATATGCTATAACTGTTATTAATACAAATACATATACTTTTACATTAGGAGATACTCCTACTGTAACTGAAAAATCAGGAGGAATGACTGCGACTGCAGGTCCAGTTACATTAACACCATAATGGCATACACTTTAACAAATTTACAAGATGATATAAAAGATTACACTGAAGTTGATAGTACAGTTTTTTCAACTGGTGTTTTAAATACTTTTATAAAAAATGCTGAGAATAGAATTTACAGAGATTCCGATGCGGATGATAATAGATTTTATGCGACTTCCGATTTAGTTACTGGAAATAGATATGTAACTATTCCAGGTGATTTAAGAGTTATACGATATATTCAATTAAGAGATTCTAGTGGCAATCAAGTATTTTTAGAAAAAAGAGATACTTCTTTTATGTCTGAATACTATAACACTCCAGGAACACAATCTGGATTACCTAAATATTATGCTAATTGGGATGCTAATTATTGGGTGGTAGCTCCAACTCCGGATGATACTTACCAAATTACAATGGCTTATATTAAACAACCAACTAGTTTGACAGATTCCAGCGTAAGTGCTATAGGTACTTATGTATCCAACAAATATCAAGATTTACTTTTGTATGGATGTCTGGTAGAAGCATATGGTTATTTGAAAGGTCCTGCAGATATGTTGCAGTTTTACGAAGGATCTTATCAAAGAGCATTGCAATCATATTCTATCGAACAACAAGGTAGAAGACGGAGAGACGAGTGGCAAGATGGGATCATTCGTACTCCTTTAAAATCGGAATCCCCATCAAAATACTAAGGAGAAATAAATATGGCAAACATAGTACCTGACTCTTTTAAAACAGATCTTTTAAAAGGAACTTTCAATTTTGATTCTGGAGGTGACACTTTTAAAATAGCTTTATTTACATCATTAGCAGGTTTCAGTACTAGTACTACTACTTACACAGGAGCAGCAAACGAAGTTGCATCTGGAGGTGGTTATACTACTGGTGGAGAAACTTTAAGTAATACAGGTGTAAATGTAGGAAGTAACATTGCTTACTTAGACTTTGGTGATGCAACATGGACATCAGCAAGTATTACTGCAGTTGGAGCTTTGATTTACAAAAGTAGTGCCGGTAATGAAGCTGTATTAGTTTTGGATTTTGGCGGAACTAAAATATCAACAGATGGAGATTTTGTTGTTGTATTCCCTGCTAACGATTCATCTAATGCTATCATTAGATTAGGCGACGCGTAATAAAATAATTGGATAGTAGAAATGGCTTTTATACTTAACGACAGAGTTAAGGAAACAACCACAACTACTGGAACAGGAAATATTTCATTAGCGGGTGCAGTCACCGGTTATGAAACTTTTGCAAGTGGAATAGGAGATACAAATTCTACTTATTATGCAATATCCAGTAGTGGAAGTTCCGAGTTTGAAGTAGGAATTGGAAGTATAACCGCAGGTGCGCCTGATACACTTTCAAGAGATTCTGTAATATCTTCATCTAATTCTGATAGTTTAGTTAACTTTTCTGCTGGAACAAAAGATATTTTTTGTACGCTTCCTGCAACTAGAATTCCATCACCAGTTATGGTGGCTCAAGATTTTGTGAATACTCACAATTCGACTATTTCTCAAGATCAAACAATGGATTCTGGAGTATTAGCAGGGCCAGTTGATATAACAGGTACTTTAGGTATTACAGGTAAATTAATTATATTGAATTAGTATCTATAATGTAGTATTAAAACATAAGGTTAAAATATGAGTGAAATTAAAGTAAATAAGGTAAGTCCACAATCAGGAACTAGTTTTACACTAGGAGATAGTGGTGATACTTTTACTGTACCTTCTGGTGCTACATTAGACATATCTAATGCTACTGTTAGTTATCCAGCAGGCACTAATTTTAATACTGATTGGCAACCTAAAAAAACTGGTACCTTTGCTTCTGAAGCAGGAAAAGGATACTTTGTAGATACAACCAGTATTTCAATATCTACTACACTACCTGCGTCTCCTAGTTTAGGAGATACAATATCATATATAGATTATGCCGGAACTTTTGATACAAACGCATTAGAAATTAATCCGTTTGGAAAAAAAATAAATGGACAAACAGGAAATTTTTTCGTCAACACTGAAAGAGCTGGTTTTAGTCTTGTCTTTGTAGACGATACACAAGGTTGGTTAATAAAGGATAAATAATGGCACATAAAAATTATAATTACATATTAGCTGAAAATTGGGGAAAAGATTTTATTGAATTTGATGATAGAAGAAATTTTGAAATAAGACAATATCCAGGAAATATTTATAAAGTTCCTGCTCACAATAAAAAAGCTAACGCATGGATCAATGAAGTTTTAGGAACTATTAAAACAAAAGATGAAGCTGAAACTATTGTAAATGCTGAGATTCAAAATTATCAAACAGATTGGGATAATGACAATATTGATGGAGAAACAACAGAACAAAAAAATACTAGAATTGGTGAAAGACCTATGCTAGAAACATTAGAGGAGTAAAAAATGTCAAATTACGAAACTGAAAAAGGACAAACGGTTATAGCAACAGCTTCTGATCCTGCTAACCCAACTGAAGGGCAAATTTGGTATAATAGTACTTCAGCAACTGCAAAAGTTAGAACTTATGTTACTCCAGCTTGGGCTAGTGGCGGAGATTTAAATGTTGGAAGAAGAGGCGCTAAAGGTAACGGAGTAAGAACAGCAGCTTTACACGTTGGAGGATTTAATCCAGGTTTTTTTGCAAATGGTAAAACAGAATCTTATGATGGAACAGCTTTTACAGCAGAAAATGATCAAGTTAATCCTTCAGGTCCTCTAGGGGGATCTTTTAGTCAAGCACCTCAAGGAACTGCAGTTAGCTTTGGAGCACAACCGGGTCCAAATTCAAAACAAACTCAATTATGGGATGGTACTTGTTGGGCTTTAGGTAATAACATGCAAGTTGGAGTTCAAAAATCATGGGGTATGGGAACTAGAGATGCAGGTTTAGCAGCTGGAGGTTTTTCTTATGATGGAGTAAATCCTGGAGCTGGTAATTATTCACAAGAATACGACGGAACTTCTTGGGCAAATGGAAATACTATGGGGACACATGTAAACAGTCATGCAGGAGGTGGATCTCAAACAGCCGCTTGGGTTGCAGGATATGTTACAAACGTTTTTGAATATGATGGAACTTGTTGGTCAAATGTACCAGGCGTAGGGCCTAATCAACAAGGAATGGGAGGAGCAGGTCCTCAAACTGACGGACTTGTTTTCGGCGGACAACCTGCTATTACTACAACATCATTTTATGATGGAACTTCTTTTACTACAGGTCCAACTATGAGTTTAGCAAGATCAAATGGTGGCGCTGCATCAGGGACAGGTCAAGGTTCTGCTTTAGCAGTCGGAAATGGTCCAAATGTTGTTACTACAGAAGAATTAGATGGAGGATTTCAAACTCAAACTATAACTTCTTCATAGTAAATAAAATAATAAGAAAGATTTAAATGTCAGATTTAATTGTAAAAAAAGAAACCAAACAGGTTTTAGAAAATGAATATCGTTATTTAGAAGATGTTCTAGATAAAGATGATTTAGAATGTTTTAAACAATTGACACCGGAATTAAAAGATACTTGGAGTAAAAAACAATTATTTAGAACTGAAACAGAAATGAGAGTTTCTGTATTAAATGATTATAAATTTCCAACAAAAGCATCTAAGTATTGGCAATGTGTTAGAGAACAAGATGTTCATTTAGATTGTTTATTATCTCTTTCTATAGATAATAGAAAAAATGACGTAAAAATAAAAAAACTACAAAAAAGCATTGAAGAATGTAAAGATGAGTTAGATAAAGAATTATTAAAAATTGAATTAGATGAAAGAATATTAGATTATGCTAGAGTTAAAAATACTGCAAGACATAGAATAAGAGAAATACGATTATGGTCTAAATTAAAAGAAGAATTAGATGATGGAACTTTTGATACAAAAAATCCTGATACACATAAACGAGAAAGTTTAAAATCAATTATAAATAATAGAGTTAAATCTTTTACACCAGGAACGAGTATGCCAGAAATTTTTAATACTTTAGCTTTACAAGATACTTATGACAAAGTAATAAAAGAAAATCAAATTAAAAATTATGATCAAGAAAGAGAAAAACTACTTAGTCAAAAAAGTAAAACTGAGTGATTGTTTTTTACGAAATAAAAAAATAAATATAAAAGCTCAAAAACAAACAGATCTCTATAAACAGGTTTTAGAAAGTATAAAAGAAAAAGGTTTAATAAATCCATTAACTGTTGTTATGGATAACAATAAATATAAAGTGTGTATAGGTAATAATAGATATCTAGCTTGTGAAGAATTAAAAATTGAATATGTTAATATAATTATAGCAAAAAATGAAGAGCCTTTAGAGTTAAAAAAATATTATAAATTTTACAAAAAAGTTTTAAAAAATGAAAGCCCCTATATCAAATAAACAATATCATTTTTTAGTTTCTTTACCAAGAACAGGAAATACCTTACTAGCATCTATATTAAATCAAAATTCAGAAATAGCAGTTACACCGAATTCAATAACGTTTGAATTAATGAAAAAAATCATTTCCTTAAAAGATGATAGTTTATTTTTAAATTATCCAGATCATTTATCTTTAGATAATGTCTTAAATAATTTATTTAATAACTATTATGCTCATTGGAAACAAAAATATATTATTGATAGAAGTTTGGCATCCTTACCGGGTAATAGAAATTTTATAAAAAAATATATAAATCAAGATGTAAAATATATTGTTTTAGTTAGAGATTTATTAGAAGTTTTATCTTCATTTTTAAAATGGGCTCATGATGAACCTTCTAGTTTTTTAAATAAATATTCTTCTATTGAAGAAAAATTAAATTTTTTAATGAGAAAAGATGGTATGATTGCAATGTCTTTAACTGCAATTCAAGAATTATATAAACATGAAAAACTTGAAAATATATGTATGATAAAATATCATGATTTAGCTAGTAATCCAGAATATCAAATAAATAAAATATATGAATTTTTAAATATAAAAAAATTTAATCATAATTTTTTTGATTTAAATCAATTTGAATTAAATGGTATAAAATATGATGATTCTGTTTTAGGACATAATTTACACAAAATAAAAGAAAATTATACTGTGGATGATAATTCATTTATTGATTTAATACCACAATCTTATAAACAAAAATATGAGCATATAAAATTTTAGTATGATTAAAAAATATTCTTGTGAATTACTAAGTAATTTAAATAATGAAAAACTACAAAAGGAAATAAAAGAATATATTAAAGAAGTTCCATGTTGCATTTTTTATCCAAAATGTCCTCATCCTAGAGAACAAAGTGGAATTTTTTTAGACAGAAAATTCGATATAATTAAACAATCTTTACTATTATCTTTTAAAAAATATTTGAATACAGATTTTATTGATATTGGTTATATAAAAACATGGTGTTTTTATAATCCCGCTAATTCAACTATTATAGAAGGTTGGCATAATCATTTAACTCAAAAAGGGTTTCGAGAGATATCTGCTCTTTGTTATTTAACAAAAACTAATTTAGGAACTTTATTTAAAGATAATATAAAGATAATTCCTGAAATAAATAATTGGTATGTATGGCCATCTTATCTTGATCATTCTCCAGAACCAGGATATATAGAAGAAGAAAGAATTGTAATAGCTTGTGCTATAGGAATAAAAAATAGTATATGAAATTTAAAGAAGCATCTTGGAAAAGTTTTATCGTAACCACTAATACACCTATATTTACACATGAAGAATGTGATGAAATAATTAAAACCGGAAGACAGTGTTTAAAAATTAAAGGAACAGTATTTGAACAAAAATCAATTGAAAATATAAGAGATTCTAATATTAGTTGGATTCCTTTTGAAAAATTAAAACCTATGTACGACCGTTTAAATGATGTTGTTCATCAAATAAATAATAATTTTTTTGGATTCGAAGGAATTCAAATTAATGAATTAGCACAATATACTGAATATGATCCAGGAGGTTTTTATGATTGGCATGTTGATATGTCTTTAGATGGTAAAAAACACCCGCCAATTAGAAAAATATCTATGTCAGTTCTACTTTCAAATGAAAATGAGTTTGAAGGTGGAGACTTAGAAATAATGGACACAGGTAGAAAAGCAAAATTAATAAGAGGACAGGCGTTGTTTTTTGCGTCTTTTATTAGACATAGAGTCTCTCCTGTAATTAAAGGAAATAGAAAATCTTTAGTTGTATGGTTTGGAGGACCTGCTTTTAAATGATAAAAGAATATTATTTTCCAACACCTATTTATATAAAAGACATTGATATTAATACAGAAATAGAAAAAAATATAATAGAGTGGAGTAAAAAAGAAAAAGGTATTTTAAGAACAAATGTTAAAGGTTGGCATTCTTCAACAGATATGCATTTAAAAAAAGAATATTTATCTTTAATAAATGAATTAGTTAAAATGCAAAAAGAAATTTATATAGATCAACATTTAGATGGGGAACCTATTTTAGGTAATATGTGGGCTAATATTAATCAACAAGGTGCATATAATAAAACACATATTCATCCAAATTCTTTATGGTCTGGTGTATATTATGTTAAAACCCCAGAAAACTGTGGAAACTTATATATAGAAGATCCCAGATTAGGATCTGATTTTATTTCTCCCAAAAGAAAAAAGAATAATGAAAAAGAATTTTGGAAAACTGTTAATTATAAACCAATAGCTGGAAGGATTATAATGTTTCCAGCGTGGTTATCACATGGAGTAGAAATCAATTTATCAAATGATATACGAATATCTGTATCTTTTAATTTTATACAACAATGAGTTTTAAAGACAACAAATATACCATAGTAAAAAACGCTATTTCTTATGAACTAGCTAATTTTTGTTTTAACTATTTTCTCTTAAAAAGAGATACTGTTAAATTTGCATATGATAACAGTCTAGTTTCTCAATCTGAATTTTTAGGTAAATTTAACGATCCACAGGTTTCTAATAGTTATGCTCATTATGGTGATTTTGTTATGGAGACATTGATGATGAAATTGTTACCTTTAATGAAACAAAAAACAGAACTAGATTTAATTCCTACTTATTCTTATGCAAGAATTTATGAAAAAGGTAATGAATTAAAAAAGCATAAAGATAGACCTAGTTGTGAAATATCTACCACATTAAATTTAGGTGGTGATCTTTGGCCTATATTTGTAGACAATAAAAAAATAGAATTAAATGTAGGAGATATGCTAATATATAGAGGTTGTGAATTAGAACATTGGCGTGAGATATTTGAAGGAAATTTATGCGGTCAAGTATTTTTACATTATAATGATATTAATGGTCCTTATTCTATTGAAAATTTTTATGATAAAAGACCAATGTTAGGTCTTCCCAATTCTTAATTTTTGTAATAAAACTACTTATTTAAATAAAATAAGTAAGATTTATTATGTTTTTTGGTTCAACCTCATTTTCTACGGCTCCTTTTGCGTCTATAGAACGAGTAAACGCAACCGTTGCTGTTACTGGTAGTAGAATAAATGCCTCAGTAGGTGATGTAACAGTCACAGCTGATGCAAATGTAAATGTTACCGGTAATCAATTAAATGTAGCAACAGGGACAGCTACAGTTACAGCTGATGCTAATGTAAATGTTACAGGTAACCAACTAAACTTTACAATCGGAGACGTATCAGTAACAGGAGACGCTAATGTAGATGTTACTGGTAATCAATTAAATGTAGCAACAGGAACGGCTACAGTCACAGCTGATGCTAACATTAATGTCACAGGAAATAGACTAAACTTTACTATTGGAGATGTTACAATAACAGGTGATGCTAATGTAGATGTCACAGGAAATCAATTAAATGTATCTACCGGAATAGCTACAGTTACAGCAGATGCTAATGTAGATGTCACAGGAAATAGATTAAACTTTACTATTGGAGATGTAACAGTAACAGGTGATGTTAATGTAGATGTTACAGGTGAACAATTAAATGTATCTACAGGAATAGCTACAGTTACAGCAGATGCTAATGTAGATGTCACAGGTGAACAATTAAATGTTGCAACAGGAATAGCAACCGTTACAGCTGATGCTAATGTAGATGTTACCGGAAATAGAATTAACGCTTCAATTGGTGATGTCACAGTAACAGGTGATGCTAATATAGACATAACTGGTGAACAATTAAACGTATCTACTGGAACAGCAACAGTCACTGCAGACGCTAACGTACCTGTTATAGGTAATAGAATTAATGCTGCAATAGGAGATGTCACAGTAACAGGTGATGCTAATGTAGACGTAACTGGCGAACAATTAAATGTAGCAACAGGAACTGTTTCAGTTACAGCAGACGCTAACGTTAATGTTACAGGTAATCAACTAAACTTTGCAATCGGAGATGTTACCGTTACCGGAGATGCAAATGTAGATGTAACCGGTGAACAATTAAATGTATCTACAGGAACTGTTTCAGTTACTGCAGACGCAAATGTAAATGTAACTGGTGAACGATTAAATTTAGATACAGGAACTGTTGCAGTCACTGGAGACGCAAATGTAAACGTAACAGGAAATCAATTAAACTTCGCAATCGGAGATGTTACAGTTACTGGAGATGCTAATGTAGATGTAACTGGTGAGCAATTAAATGTTTCAACAGGAACCGTTTCAGTTACAGCAGATGCAAATGTAAATGTAACAGGAAGTCAACTAAACTTTGCAATTGGAGATGTTACAGTTACTGGAGACGCGACTGTAAATGTCACTGGAAATAGAATCAATGCTTCAATTGGTGATGTCACAGTAACAGCAGATGCTAATGTTTTTGTAACTGGAAACAGATTAAATATTAACACAAATAATGTATTTATCAGAGCTTGGAGTGAAATTGATCCAGGTGTAGATCAAACATGGACTCCAATTTCAACAGGAGCAATAAATACATGGACCGAAATAGATCCTGTAGGGCTTCCTCCAACTCCATAAAACATTGACGTTTTAAAAAATTAATATATTATACTAACATACAAGGAGATAAATATGGCATCGAGTTATTCAACAAACGCTAAACTTGAATTAATGGTTACTGGAGAAAAATCTGGTACATGGGGTGGAATTACAAACACTAATTTACAAATCTTAGAACAAATAGCTACAGGTTATTTAAGTTTAGCTGTAGGTGGTGCAGATGTAAATTTAGCTTTATCTGATGGCGCTACTTCAAATGGTAAAAATTTATATTATAAATTAACTGGAACTTTAACAGGTAATAGAACAGTTACTATGCCTGATACAGCAGAAAGAGTTTTTATTGTTGAAGATGCAACTACAAGAACTACTAGTAATTATACTTTAACTATTTCAACAGTATCTGGAACAGGAGTTACTTTACCTGTTGGTGGTAAAGCTTTGGTTTATTCTGATGGTACAAATATTAATCAAGGTTTAATTACAAAAGGATATAATACAATTACTGATTCAAACAGTCCTTATACCGCTGTTGCAAATGATCAAATTTTAGCAAATACTACTTCTGGAACTATAACCGTGACTTTACCTGCAACTCCTTCTACAGGAGATGAAGTAACCATTATTGATGCAAGAGGCACTTTTAATACTAATAACTTAACTGTTGGTAGAAATGGTGAGCCTATAAATTCAGCTGCATCGGATTTAACTTTAAGTACAAATGGTCAAGCAATTACTTTAGTTTACGTAGATGCGACAAGAGGTTGGGCATACAAAACAAATACAGCATAAGGAGCTTGGAGCATGGCTCTTATTGATTTTAAATTATTACCTGGAATAGATAAACAGAATACCAGTGCGGGTGCAGAACAGCGTTGGGTAGATTCTGATAATGTAAGATTTAGATATGCTTTACCTGAAAAAGTTGGAGGATGGCAGTCTCCTATTAAAGAATCTATTGTTGGTGTTGCAAGACAGATGTATGCTTTTGCTGATTTAGAAGGTAATAAATATATTGCAATTGGTACAGATAAATTTTTACTTATATATTATGATGGTGAACTCTATGATATTACACCTTTAAAAACAACTTTATCATCTGCTACAATTGAAACTACAGCATCTTCTAATCAAGTAACGATTGGTTATACTAGTCATGGATTGAGTGAAGGTGATATTATTTTATTAGATAATACACTTTTGCCAATAGGCACAGGATATAATCCAACTGATTTTGATGATAAACTATTTCAAGTAACAAGTGTTACTGATGCTGATAATTTTGTAATTACACAAAGTTCAGCTGCAACCGGTAGTGCAGGACCGGGTGGATCTATAGACATAACTCCATATGAAACTGTAGGTCCTCAAACACAAACATACGGTTATGGATGGGGAACAGGAACATGGGGATCAAGTACTTGGGGCACGGCTAAAACTTCAAGTGATGTGATTCTAGAACCAGGCCTCTGGAGTCTTGATAATTATGGACAAGTTTTAATTGCAACTATTGCAAATGGAAAAACATTTACTTGGAATGCAGGAGCTGTAACTCCATTAGCAGTTAGAGCATCTACAAGTACTTCTGGTTTTGAAACAACCAACAATCCAACTGCAAGTAGATTTTCTATGGTTTCTCCTACAACAAGATATTTAGTTCAATTTGGAACTGAAACGACTATTGGAGATGCAACGACTCAAGATGATATGTTTATAAGATTTTCAGATCAAGAAAATATTAATGACTATACTCCAACTAGTATTAACACAGCAGGATCACAAAGATTACAAGATGGAACTAAATTAATGGGAGTTGTAAAAGCAAAAGAAACTATGTTGGTTTGGACAGATAATGCATTATTTGATATGCGATTTATAGGTCCTCCTTTTACTTTTGGTTTTCAACAAGTTGGAACTAGTTGTGGATTGATTGGTAAAAATGCAGCGATAGAAATAGATGGTATTGCTTTTTGGATGAGTCAAAAAGGATTCTTTGCTTATGATGGTACAGTTAGATCATTACCTTGTTCTGTAGAAGATTATGTATTTGACGATATAGATACTACAAAAGGTCAACAAATTTATGCTGGAATTAACCATCTTTATACAGAAATAATTTGGTATTATCCTTCTGCTAATTCAGATTATAATGATAAATATGTAATATATAATTATGTAGATAAAGTATGGTATACTGGAACTGAAGCTAGAACTTCTTGGGTAGATGCTGAAATTTATCCTAAACCTTTTGCAACTAAATTCACGGATCAGGCATCAGGGACCTTTCCTGTTGTAATAGGGGAATCAGGATTAGGTAAAACTCAATTATTTGAACATGAAGTAGGCACAGATCAAATAGATGAAAATGGAACTGTAACTACTGTTACTTCTTATATTAAGTCTTTTGATTTTGATTTACAGAGTCAAGGCGGAATAGCAGGAGAAGTATTTTTAGCTGTAAGAAGATTTGTACCTGATTTTGAATCTATTCAAGGTAATGCAAAAGTAACTTTAGCAATTAAACGATACCCACAACAATCTGATAGTACAAGCACTTTAAGTCCATTTACAATAGATTCAACTACAACTAAAAAGGATACAAGAGCAAGAGGAAGATTTGTAAATATAAAAATAGAAAATGATTCTAGTTCTGAGTCTTGGAGATTTGGAACGTTTAGATTAGATATACAACAGGATGGTAGAAGATAATGGCAAAAATAAATGTAAGAGTTCCAGAACCAAAAGATAAATATGATATCTCTACTCAAAAACAAGTTAATAGAGCTATTAAATCAATTGTTGAACAATTAAATAGTACCTTTTTACAAGACTTAAAAGAAGAAGATGAAAGATATACTTGGTTCAAAGGTGGAGGAGGTTGTTAATGAGTTCTTGTAATAATGTAAATACAGAACCAACCGTAATCGGTGGTGGAAATGGATCAAATGCTTATGATGCATTTGGAAGATTAAGAGTTTCTAATCCATTTACTATTTTTGATAGTACAAATGTAATGTCAAAAAATAATCTTTT